CTATGGTGGTTATTTCTATGTTTGGTATTTTTATAACTAATCTATTTCTATGATCGAAAAGCTTATTGATCCGATTAGCAATATTCTTGATAAGTTTGTTGCTGATAAAGATTTAAAAGCAAAGCTACAACATGAATTAGATCAAGAACTGCATAAAGCCAATATGGCTCAAATAGAAGTCAATAAAGAACAAGCAAAACATTCTTCCTTATTTGTATCAGGTGCAAGACCTGCGATTATGTGGGTATGTTGTTTGGGTTTGTTTTGGTCATTTTTTTTAGCACCTTTTTTGTCTTGGCTAATTGTTGCTAGTGGTTCAACAGCAACATTGCCTGCAATAGAAACAGAGGGTTTATTATCTCTTACACTAGCCTTACTTGGATTAGGTGGTTATAGAAGTTTTGAGAAGTTTAAAGGCGTTGCTAGAAATAGCTTAAAAGATGGATAAACAGATTATTAAAGATCGCTTAATAGATTTTGAAGCTATGGTGCTTCAACCTTATAAATGTGCGAGTGGATTCCTAAGTTTGGGTGTAGGAAGAAATTTAGATGCCAATGGTATTAGCGAGGAAGAAGCACTATATCTTTTAAACAATGATATTGAAGCGGTCATAGATAAATTAGATAAGCATTGGAAGGTGTGGCGTAGCTTTCCGATTGCAGCACAATATGTTTGTATTGATCTCGTATTTAATATGGGTATCAATGCATGGATGTCATTTAGAAAAACAAGGGCATATATGGAGCTAGGACAATGGGAGGAAGCAAGTAAAGAATTACTTAATTCTAAATACGCAACTCAGGTAGGTAGAAGAGCATTATTTAATAGTGAGGAACTTGCCAAATGTCAAAGTCAAGCGAACAGCACCAAAGCAATTCAAGACTAGGAGCTTTGGGAGAATCCCTAGTCCAAACATTTTTGCTAGAGTATTGCGATTGGTGTTATCCAACGCAAGACAAACATCCTGCTGATCTGCTCGTTGAGTTAGGATCAGCTAAATATACAGTACAAGTTAAAACACGAAAGGAAACAAAAGAAGGAAAATATGTATTTGCACATGAACCATCAAGAGCAAAGTCTGAAGTGTATCGCCATTACCATTGCGATATATATGCTTTTGTATTCGTTGGTGCTAGAGGGAAGCGTATCAAGTTCCAACCAAATAACACTACGCAGAATTACTTTACCTTTACAAATAAACAGATAACAGACACCTTTGAAATAGATACCCTGCAAGAAACCTTAGAAGAATTAAGCTCAGTACCTAAAATAAATAAGTTATAAAGTTATTGATATATTTATATATTTGTATATACTGTGTATATGTTTAACAAAAAAGGAGTAGTAAACATGAGCGGAATATTAAAAGGAAAAGCACTTAAACATCATAACCAATGGCATAGCGATATAGACAATGCTATTTACCAATTAGAAAGTGCAGCACAACAACTAAAAAAAATTAAAAATCAAGCTTCAATGGTGGGATTAGATGATTGGTCAGTTGTAGAAGGTTTAAATGATTTTAATTTATATGAACTTGTAAACGTTGTTAGAAGTCTTGATCCTGTTTACAACAATCTAGGCACAGTTTTAGAGAGAGAATATCTTGAAGCAGAGGAGGTGGCGTAAATGGAAACTACATTTAACTATTGGATTATGCAAGAGCCTAGAAAAAATGCTCATAGGCAAGATTTCACAATGATCGCTAGATATAGAGATTATGATGAAGCTAAGATTAGAATGTTGCGTGAACTTGCAAAGGGTAAGCGTAGCTACATCAAGTCTGTAAAGATTAATGATGGTGGGTATTATGGTCGGTAAACTAACTAGGGACGATATAGCTACTGCATCTATAGCACCCTACTTATTTAACGAGTATAAGTATGGCTCAAGGAATGAAGCACTTAAAAGGTGCATAGATGCAAAGCATGGTAAATCTACTAGATTTGAGCAGACTAATATCCAAAGAACAGGTGACGTGCTAGAGCCTGTTCTCATCACCGAAGGGTGCGAGAGATTAGGTATGACGGATATACAAACTAATATTAATGTTGTTGCAAAGCATGAGTTTTTATTATTTGAAGCATCATTAGATGGGTTGGCTTATGCAGACAACTTAGTTATAAAAGAAGATCGAAGCAGGGGTATCTATCTTCCAGAAGCAACACAGGTGAAGCTAGATGGACAAGGCGTGGTTGAGTGTAAATGCACTAGAGACTATGCAGAAGATACACCTGCTTTGTGGCGTGGTGTATTGCAGATGCAAGCACAGATGGAGTGTCAAAATGTAGATTGGGGATTGTTGGTGGTGTTATATCAATCCACAGATTTCCGCTTGTTTGTTTATAAGCGTGATCCTGCTTTTGCAGATAAGCTACGAGATGCAGTAGAGGATTGGAACAGACGAGTGAAGGAAGAAGATTACTTTCCTTTTGAGTTACTTGATGAAAAGCGGAATGATGGCGTGCTAGTGCATCCTGAAGCTACAGAAGATGAAGTGGTTGATCTTGACAATCTGTATGAGGATCACGCAAGGCGAATCATGTTATGCGATGAAACCATCAAGAATGCAAAGGCTAGCAAACAGAACGCAATGGCGAGGTTGATGGAAGCAATGGGTAATCATAGTAAGGCAAGAGTGGGCGAGTTTAGTATTAATTGGGGTATGACACACTACAAAGCAAAAGAGGAAAAGGTTATACCTGCTAAAGAAGCTTATAGCATTAGAAGGAAAACTTTGAACATAAGAAGGGTGTCAGAATAAATGAATGTTCTAAGTCTTTTTGATGGTATGAGTTGTGGACAAATAGCTTTGGATAGACTTGGCATTGAAGTAGATAATTATTATGCAAGTGAAATTAAAAAGGCTGCAATTAATGTTACTCAATATAATTATCCAAAAACAATACAAGTTGGCGATGTTACAAAATTAAAAACTGAATCTTTACCAAAAATAGATTTGTTAATTGCAGGTTCGCCTTGTCAAGATTTTAGTAGAGCAAACTCAATTCGTGAAGGCTTGCAGGGTAAGAAAAGTGTTTTGTTTTTTGAATTTTTACGCATACTAGCAGAAACACAACCCAAGTATTGGTTACTAGAAAATGTTGTAATGGATCATATATCTTATGGCGAATTGTCAAAAGAGCTTGGTGTTTACCCTGTAAAAATATGTAGTTCTTTAGTAAGTGGTCAACTAAGACAAAGACTTTATTGGACGAATATCAAAACTAAAGAAGATTTATTTGGATTTAAGCATGTAGATATAAAACAACCTACAGACAAAAACATTTACTTACAAAGTATACTGGATGATGGTTTTACTGAATTGCAAAAATCACGATGTCTTAATACTAAATCTTGGTATCCATCAAAGAATCAAGAATACCTTTTGAACAGATATAGAACTACAGGCATGATAACTTTAGTTTTTGAAAATCAAGATTTTACAGGGAAGGTGCGAACACTAAATCAAAATGAAATGGAACGATTGCAGACAGTACCAAGCGGCTACACAAAGATTTTGAATGAAAGACAAGCATCCCATGTTTTAGGTGATGGATGGACGATTGACATCATATGTCATATTTTTAAAGAGATGGAAGGGTATCAGAATAAATCAAATGGAGGAGTTGATGTTGGAGAGTTTTCTGATACCCAATCTTGATTATATAGGAAAAGCAAGATGAAAGAGATATTGACAATCATTTTATTATGCTTATCTGGTACGATTGGAGTAGCTATTATGTGTTCAATTATATATATGCTACTTAGAGACAAGGATTAGAAGATATGAATATATTAATGTATGATTTGATAATTAATTATGAAAACTAAAACAATTGATTTTATGGATAAAAAAGCTATGGAGAAAGTAGGTAAAGAAGCGGTGTGGGTTTATAAGGATGTGCATAAAGATTTAAAAGTATTATCAGCACAAACAGGAAAGCCGATGGGACAACTAGCAGAATATTTTTTGAAAGTAGGTATTAATTCTGTAAAGCATGATCTAGTTAATGTTGATTTTGATGTGGAGAACTTATGACACAGTTTAATGAACAAGTAGCAAAAGCTAGACTAAGGCTAGAAGAAGAGCAGAAGGCAAAAGAGGTTACAGCTATGGGTTGGTCAAGAGATTTAGCAGATAATAGATTGGTGCATGAATTTACCAACTTTGCTAATGGTACAAGCGTTGTAAGAACAACAAGGATTTTAGATGGTAAACGCTAGAGCCAAAGGAGCAGCTTTTGAAAGAGAGTGTGCAAAGCAGATTAACGCT